CCGCTCAAAAATCTTCCGAAAAACGCTTGAAAACAACGCGGTCTCTTTCTTGGACATGCTCACGATGACCTGAGGTTGGGCCAACTCAAACTGCGCGGTGGTGGTCAACTTAGGCTTGACACGTCTCTTGACAATAGTGTCGTACCTCTCGAGACTGAGCTCCACCAAATCGGCAGGGCACTCTGCCTCAAGGGCGGACCTGTAAGACTTGTCTCGAGACGCACGCCACTCCATGTAATCGTTAACGCTGAAAGTGATGGGATCCTCCTTGTAGGTCTTGCCGATAGTCTCCGAATAATTGTCGACCAGAGCAAATTTGATGAACTTGTCAACCAAATACTTAGCATACTCCCAAGGATCATTCTGCATCTGCAAATCGGGTGGATTGAAATTCCTCTTCGCGGACGCCAGTATAGCATCCACCAGTGGAGTCTGGGACACAGGTAAAGAGGTGGTCCTGATCGAGGCATCAACATGAAGTTGCTCCTTGACCGGAACGTCCTTGCCTATCTCCAACCGGCCGAAGAATTCGGTATTAAACTCAATGTCTCTGACCTTGCGCAACTCTGCAGCATTCTGGACCTGTCCAACCGAATTGCCGGGCAAGGCAACGTCGTAGAACTCTTGCAGAACAACCAAAGGATCGCCTACTGGGCCAGGCCTATACGGTTCCTCTTGAAAGGCCTTGACTCTCAAATCGGTAGGTTTGGCACGTAACACGGAAGGAGCAGAAGTCTTCTGCGCGCCCGCCAAAAACTCTATCAACGGATCGGAGCTTCTGTCGGCAATCGAGACATCGCGCGGGTCAGCTTCCAACACCATCAAAGCGGGCTCATACCACTCCAACGTGGGATCGTATCTGGTGGTCATGTACAGATCGTAGCACACGCCCGGTATGTAATCGGACCCATACAGCATGGATTTCGCGCTTTCAACGCCGCGGACCAACACCTTCCGCGCCGCATTCGTTACGTAATCAGTCATAAACCAAGCCAACCGCCCGATGCTGCCGAATTTCGGAGCACTAAGCTGATTAGCAGCCCCGACATGTCTGCGAATGTCAACCAAAGAATCGTTTGTGAGCCTGTATCTCAGGCTGTAAGCTGTGAGAGCACAAACCATAGCGACACAGAGCGCGTCCGCGTACGACAACGATGCACACCTGACGATACGAACGCCGTCAACGAGATCGACATAGTTGTGCTGAGTGATGTACCTCACGGCATCGCCAACCAAGTCTGGATTCTTCTCTTTCGCGATGAGTGAGTCGACGCAAGACACAAACAAATCACGCCGTACTTCGATGGCGTAGTCGCGTTCAATGCGGGCCAAGTCTTGCGCGTTGTTGGACTGAGAAACATAAACACCGGCGGCGAGGTCTCTGTTTATAGACACAAGCACCATGTCGTCTGAACTGCACATTGGGAGATTGTAAACCAAACTGCCGGAATGATCATCAAGAATTTCCTCGCCCAAGTAAACGGCTCTGTAGGTTACAAGCCCATGTGAAGCTTTCCGCAGTTCGTAGCCGTATTTCCGCGCATTGCCTTTCCAACGTTTCGGATCGACGAACTTGAGATAGTCTTCCTTATCGTACTTTATCATGCGACTGGGGTCATCATCGGGTCCGACCGAAAGCTTCCCCGCCGAGTGCGTATAACTCCAACGACAGGAACCGGCTACGACGTCCCATCCCTTCACGGCCGCAACGTGATATGGAAAAACTCCGTCGACGACTTTGATGCCGGCACGGTACGCGAAATTGAGAAGTTCGTCAATGGGCGTGCAAACCGTGGTATGATCAAAAATGGCAGTGATGGGAGAAGCTTGCAACGTGTTGTACGTCATGTCCTGAGGACTGGAATAGAAAATCAAAGGAGAAAGAGACCCGCTACTGGCGACCGTTTCGCGAATGTACTCGTGTTCACCAGAAATGAATATGGTGGTGTCGAGTCGTTTCTTGCCTGAAGATATAAGGATCAGATCTATAAGATCGGCGTACGACATGGCCAAAGACGAAATGCCATTTCGAAAATCGCCGCGTTCCTGAAATCGAAACGGAGAAATCTCACGAAGCAGTGTTTCGTCTTCCGGATCCCCTCTGAACGGGAATGTGTACCGAAATGTGCCCTTCGATGAGAAAGGGTCTTCATTCGCCTCGACTTCGGCCGGGTTGGACAACAGCAGATGCATCATCCTGTTGAACTCGGCAGAGTTGGGGTTAATGACTTCTTCGAGCAAATATGCATC